CAAACATTTAGTACTTATGAAGATAATCAGGATTCAGTAATGATTCAAGTATTTGAAGGAGAAAGGGCGATGACAAAGGATAATAATGAATTAGGTAATTTTAAACTAGAAGGTATTCCTCCTGCTAGACGAGGTATTCCTCAGATTGAAGTATCATTTGATATTGATGCGAATGGTATTATGAATATTGAAGCAAAGGATAAGGGTTCAGGGAATGTTCAAAATCTTACAATCAAGAATGATAAGGGTAGATTATCTCAAGAAGATATTGAGAGAATGGTAAACGAAGGAGAAAAATTTGCCGAAGAAGATAAACTTCATAAAGAAACAATTGAAAGTAAGAATAAATTAGATGCTTTAGTTTATCAAACTCGTTCTACAATTGAAAATGATAATATCAAGAGTAAAATTGAAGAAACCGATTTAAAACTGGTGAATGATGTATTAATTGAAACAGAATTATGGTTAGAAAGTGAACATACGAAAGATGAATATGAAAATAAAATGACTGAAGTGAATAGTAAAATTAATCCAATTATGATGAAGGTTTATAGTGAAGGAGGCACCGAAGGTGCAGGTGGTATGCCTTCTTCAGATATTCCATCTGGAGAAGGAGTAAGTATGCCTAGTGTAGATGAAGTTGATTAAATTATTAATATTTTAAAAATATTAATAAGTATATTATGAATAAAATTAAACAAGGTCAATTAAATCCATCCATACGTTATGTTTTTTGTAAAACAAATAGTAATAATGATATAAGTATTCAAATAAGAGTTAATGTTGGATCAAGAGATGAAAAAAAAAATATTCATGGCATTTCTCATTTATTAGAACATATGTTTTTTCAAGGTAGTTTAAATTATCCATCACAAAAACAATTAGAATCAGAAATTTATAATTGTGGGGGTGTATTTAATGCTTACACAAGTAAAGAATCAACTGTTTTTTATATAGATGGTTCTAAAAAATGTTTAAAAGAATTTATACAAATAATGAGTGATGCTTTTTTTAATTCATTATTTGATAAAGAAAAATTAGAAAATGAAAAAAATGTAGTTATTAATGAAATTAATCAATATTTATCAGATCCAGCTAATTTATCTTGGTATGGTATAGATGAATTATCATTTAAAAATACGCGATTAGAAAAGGATATTGTTGGATCAGAAAAATCTGTTAGATCAATTACAGCCGATAAAATGAAAAATTACATTAATACTCATTATCAAAAAAATATTATTATATCAGTTGCGGGTAATATTAATTTTGATAAAACTTTTTCCTTAATAGATAAATATTTTAATCATAAAATTAATTATCCAACCGATAAAATAATTTCTATAGTGGATGATAAAAAAAGATTATTATATAATTCATATAATTTTAAACAAAAGAAAATGAAATTAAAACATATACATAGAAATGATGAACAATCATTTATTACAATGTCATTTCCATCATATAAATATTCATCAATAAAAAATTATACAACATTATTAATATCCGAATTATTAACCGGATATATAAGTTCCAGATTATATAATATATTAAGAAATATTAATGGTTTAGTTTATCTTATATCAACATCAGAATATAATTATGAAGATTTAGGTATTTTTTATATTCATTTTAATGTTCTTAATAAAAAAGAAAATATAATCAAAAGTATCAAAATAGTATTTGATACACTTGAAACTTTAAAAGATGATATTAGCGAAGAAGAATTATTAATATGTAAAAATAATTTAATAGAAAATTATAAATCAAATAAAAATAATCCTAATTGGATGTGTCGGTATGCAACATCAGATTTATATTTTTTAAAACAAATTATAACAATTGATCAGTTAATAAAAAATATACTATCTGTTACAATTGATGATATTAAAAAAATATCAGGAGAAATCTTTAAAAGACATCTTTCAAATATATGTTATACTTCAAAAGAAAAAATAATTTTATAAATTAGCTATCTATTTTTCAGCTAATTTATCTAATGTATTCATAATATTATATTTAATAATATTATAATGAAAGATATAAGTTGTATCGTTGGTATTACATTATTAATCGGTAGTTTATCGATGTCTTTACAAAAAAGAAATACAGATATATTTAATAAATTTTACGATTTATTAGATGGAAAACAAAAAAGTATTTATGAAGGAATCGTTAAAGAAAGATTTACAATTTATTTTACAGGGATGATATTAGGTTTGCTCCTAGGTATATTTTATTATGTAAGATCTAAAGATAAATATAGATTATGTAAATTTTTAGCGATTATATATTTAGTAAAATTAGGATTTTATAAAATATATCCTAAACAACCCTTAATGTTGTATTCCTTAAGTAACCAAAAACAAGTTGAAGCATGGGCGGATATTTATACAGAAATGAAATCTAAATGGATTAAAAGTATAGTGATTGGATTTATAGGATATTTATTAATCAGTCTAAATTATTAATTATCTCTTATTGTATTTTTCTCTGTAGAATTTAATAAGTTTTTCATCTAAATTTTCAGAAACATTGCTACGTAAATAAGGATTGAATTCTTTTATATATTTTTCACGCTTCATTAAAACTTTTTGAGAAGGTTTAACTATTTCTTTATAAAAATCTCGGGTTTCATATTGTAAATGATATGGTATATGATGAAATCTCATAATATTATTCTTTATCGAGAATCTAGAAATATTCATTTTAATTACAATATTATTTATAGTTATTTTTTTAAATAACTATATTAAAAATGGATATGGACAGAGATGAATCTGATAACAGTAATCTCCCTCATAATTTTTTGGCAATGTTAAATTCTCTAATTCAAAATGATAATATACTATTAAGAACAGAAATAATAAATATAAATAATGAAACAGAAGAAACAAATAGAGGTTGTAGTGAAGAATATATTAATAATCTAGAAGAAAAAACTATTAATGAAGAAATATTAAAAAAGGGTCTTCAATGTAGTATTTGTTTAGAATATTTTAAATTAAATGATAAATATATTGCATTAGATTGTGATGAACCTCATATATTTCATAGTGGATGTGAATCTTGTTCTGGAATCAAAGAATGGTTAAAAAGAAATAATACTTGTCCGATGTGTCGCAAAGAATTTCCAACGAATTCAGAAAATAATAATTCTTTAATGAATCCAAATGCTTTAGAAAATAGAATTTCAAATATAATTACAAATTATATTAATGAAATAGAAAGAAATAATGAACAAAGAGATATTCAATTAGCTATACAATCATCTTTAAATGATAGTTTAAGTTAAAAATATATATTAAGGGATTCCGGAACAAGGATAACACCATCTGAGATATCTCTACCATTTTTTCAGTGGAATCGGAGCGCGAACATTGGGGTTTCTTCGACTTTAAATCGACCCATGTTACGCGCACAATGTCACGAAATGTGTTTAAAGTTGATATATTATGTTTCGGCATATTTTTATACCTCTCTCCAAGTGATAGTATCTCTGAAGCCGCCAGGCTTCGTCACAGCCTTGGCCAATTCGAGCGCTGGCAGGTCGTCTACGTCGAGCGCGAACGAGTCGTGTGCCACGTAGCACGTGTCCCATATCGGCGCCGGTGAGCCAGACGCGTGGCTTTCAAGCATCTCGCGAACCGCCTCATTGAATTCGGACTTGTCGAAATCCTTCGTCGTGCTGTCCATCGAATAAAACTGCCCGGCAGCATCCGGCATGAAATCAGCCTTGCAGTACGGGACGTTCTTCGCAGCTTCAGTCGCATCCTTGTCGCCGAATATGACCTTGCTATGGGTGCCATCGTCGCGAACTTCGCACGACGCCAGTCGCCAACGCTCCCACCACTTGCCCTCCCCAGCCAGTCTGGCCGCGCCTACGATCGCCAGCACATCGGCCAGGTAGGTCGCATTATGGTCAGTGCAGCGCTTCATGTCGTCCAGTAGGCTCCGTCCCGCCTTGGCCGACGCTGGCTCGACCAGCACCCTCAGCGCGAACTCGGAGAGCTCTTGGTCACTGCCCGGGTGCATGGCGCGCGGGCCCTCGTCCGGTGGCAACGCGACCACTGTGTCGCCCTCCGGCGACACCTGGATGTGCGTCGGGCGCTGCTTGCGTGCCACGATCGGGAAGAAAGTCGGCACGCCTTTGGCGTGAGCGAACTCCAGGATCGCCTGGACACTCTCGCTCACCATGCGTTGGCACTCCATGAACGCCGCGAAACTGTCGAGCTTCACGTCCCCCAGCACGATCGGTTGCGCTGCCTCCCCCGGCACGCCCGGGCGGTACTGGTACGGTGCGCGCAGGTTGGTCGGTATGGAGTAGACGTTCAAGTCCGAGCTCCCGGTCTCCTTCATGTATGTCTTGAGGTCCGCTTCGATGAACAGCGTAAGTTCCTGTCCGTGTCTGTCAAAGGCCAGTTTGAGATCCTTGACAATCTGTGTGGTCGGAGCGCCGATCACGAAGAAGGCGTGCTTGCCCGGGCTCTCCATCGGCGAGCCGATGGGCGCGGCGATCATCGGCGTCATCTCCATCGGCATCATCTCCATCGGCGTCACAGTCTCGGTGTGCCGTTTCTTTGTCTCTCTGCCTGTCCCTCCGTCTGTCCCTCCGTCTGTCCCTCCGTCTATCCCTCTTTTCCCCGACCCACCTCTCATAAATCTTATACCCCTTGTATTTCTGGATTTTCTTTTCATAATTTTCTTAGTTTTTTTCCCCACCCGCCTTGATGTTTTATATCTTCTAGAACGATATATTTTTCTTCTAGTCGCCTTCGAAACTTTTCTTTTTTTTGATTTAGATATTGCAGATTTACTATTTTTCATATATTATTTTATACCTTAATATAGAAAAAAATTTCGAATAAATTAGGAAAATAAAGAACAAAGAGAACTTCAAATGGCTATAGAAGCTTCTTTAAATGATAGATAAATAATTAAGTTAAAAAATAAATATTAATAAATAAATAATCATAATTAAATGAGTAGTATTCAAAATGTAGATTCAGCACCGGATTATATTATGAAATTTATTCACATGAATATGGAACAATTATGTAAAATTTATGATGAAGGATTAATTAATAATCCAGGATTAGATAAAGGTATAATGGTTTTTCAATGTTCGCAAGAAAGTAATAAAATGGATGTTCAATTCATGAATGATGAAATGATGTGTGAAATACTAGAAAAAGAAAGTGTTATGAATTTAAAAAATAATATACAAAAAGATAAAAAATTATTCTTTATCAAAGATTTAGATTTGAATAGTGTATTTTTAATACAAGTTTAAAAGAATGATTTTATAGTATTTATTAGTTCTGAAAATGTACATCTAACACGGTCATCATTATGAGTTTTAATTTCTCTGTCAGACAAAGAGGGTGAAATATATAAAGGATAATCATATGAGTATGTTTTTGTTAACTTATTTATATATAAAATTTCACCATCACTAATCATAACTTCCCAATCTTCTAAATTATCGTTTTTTAGATTTAATTCGGCTAATTTAAATTCATTTTTTAATTTAGATAATCTTAGTCTTTCTTTTATTTCTTCCTCGGCTAATAAATCCCGATGACAATTTCTACAACGATAATAATCACAATTATCACAACAATAAGAAACCCCTTGTTTATTACATATATCACAATAATAATCTTCTTTATGTTTATATCTCATTATATGTTCATTATCATAACAGATAGGAATAAGAGTAAAATCCATTCTCTTTAATTTATCAAAATAAACTTTATTATGTTAATAAATATCATAATCAAATTTAACTATAAAAATTTTTATTTTCTTCTTTCACAACTTCAAAATTCTTAGGATCATTTTTATCAACTATTTCATTAAATTCATCTAATAGTTCATTAATATTTTCACATTCACGATTATAAAATAAAAATTCCTGTAACATAGCAGTTGTATATTTCTTATGAGAAACTTCTTTATAAAATTCTTTAAACTTATCCTTTTGATCTGGTAAAAATGTATGAAACATCTTTTCTGTTTGATATTTATCAGCATAATCTAATTGTATTTTATTATCAATTCTACAGGATCTTATCATGGCAAAATCTAATACTTCAGGTTTATTTGCCGTTAAAAATAACATAGTTCCTTCTACACAAGTAAAACCATCTAAACAATTTAAGAAAGCTTGTAAGGTGATTCCATTATGATTATCTCCTTCTTTTCTTTCGCCATCAAAAAGAGTATCAATATCTTCAATAACAATAATTCTTTCTTTTTCTTCATTATCACTGATATATGAAAAAGCATCTATTAAATTTGTGTCTAACATATCTTTACTAATCGGTAAAATATATAAATCACAATCTAAATGAGAAGCAATTGATTTTATAAGACTTGTTTTACCTGTTCCAGGTGGCCCGTGAATAAGTTGAACACTCTTATAAGGAATACCAAATGATAAATATATTTCTCGAGTATCATCTGAAAAAAACTTTTTAACATTATCCATTATTCCATCTAAAGTATTTTCTTTTAGATAAACAGTTGATAAAGGACGTTTAGGGGCTTTAGATAATAAAGTCCAATAATCTTTCTTATAATAATATATATTCATTGTTTCTTTACTACAAGATTTTATCTTTTTTTTTTGCTCTTTATGCCATTCATGAGCTTCATCTGCAAAACTCATTAATAATTCCTTAGTTTCACCCCATAATTCTAACTTTGTAACTATCTCTTCTTCTGAACAACATTCATTTTGAGACATCAATTTATAGGGAATATTATTATTGTCTTTTATTGTAGAGTATTTAACATAGATAGGTTTATCTTGATATTGAATAACTATATCACACTCATTAGGCATATTTACCTTTAATTTAACAGGTTTTTCTTTTCGTCTAAATCTCCATTCATTAAAATGATAAATCTTTTCAACACTATAATTAAATGAATTTATATCATCATTATATTTTTCACATAAATATTTTAATATTTCATCATAAAAAGGCCAACCATTTAACATAATCATCTTTTGTTTAAAATATCTTTCTTTTTCATATCGTTTATATGTTAAATACCCACAACCTAATAATGATAAACCTATAAAACTACCTGTTGTAATTTTATTCATTGCTAGTCTGTTTATACTAATATTATATAGTTTTAATAACTTTAAATAAATAAAATTTGATTTAAAAATTATTAAATAATAATAAGATATATAGTAATATGGATAGTAATTCAACAATTAAGAAAATCAATCAAAGTAGAAATAATTTAAAATCTTATCTGAGTGAAGAATGGAAAACAGAAGAGATAAAAGATTATTCAGATATAGAAATTGAAAAAATATATAAATCATCGCAACATATTAAAGATGGTATTAATTTTGGATCAGCCTCAGGTTGTAATATAACACTATATCATAAAAAGATACCAAGTCATAGATTACATATTATTTATTATAATTTCCCTGAATTTGGAAGACCATCTGTTAAAATAAATAAACAATGTTCCGAAAAATTAAATAATCTATATACTGAAGATATAATATCAAAAGAAGATAGTTTAATTGTAATATTATTAAACCCTGTCCCCGAAACTTTAGAAAAAAGTATAGATGCTTTATATAATAGTGGTCAGGAAGATATAATTAAAAATGGGTTAAGTGAAACTATTCGGGATGAAAATAATTCATTAGATGAAAATAAATATAATAATTATCATTTTAAAAATATTCATATATATCATTTAAATACATTAAGTATTAATATATTAAAACATAGTTTAGTTCCAAAACACGAAGTATTTAGATTTGAAAAAGATATTCAAGAAATTTGTAATAAATGTAATTGTAGAAAAGATCAATTACCTGTTATCGAAAGAGGCGATTCTGTAGCTAAACGTTTAAGAATCGCCCCCGGGGATATATGTAAAATTACAAGAATTAGTAATACCGCCGGTGAAATAGAATATTATAGAGTTTGTAAGTGATATATTAAATATTAGATTTATAGTAATTGAAACAACTTATTAAGTTTCCTTCAAAAATTATGAATTATTTTATAAGCGGAATCTTTAAAATTATTATCATTATCATAATTCGTATTATTATTTTCATAATTCATATCACCTTTTTGAGGTTGTATTTTTTCACATTGAGGAGCTAAACTTAAAGTATATCCCGCTGTAAAAAATAATACCCCTATTATAAATAATAATAGACTTAATCTCATAATAATATTATCTTATATTTTTTTATCATTTTATAACATATTATTATTACTTTATAATAAATCATCTAATTCTGATATACCCATTGGTGTTGTATCATATCTACTATCATGAGTTTCATGTTCTATAATATCCATATGGGATAATTTTTCCCCATCCATAGCATCACTTCTAGGTATATATACTATATTACATTTATCTGGGTAATCTTTATTTAAATTATACATACTTATGTAAGCATACATAAATACGGATAAACCAAAAATACATAAGAGTGTTATCAATGAACTCATATTAAATTAACAATTAAAAAAAATAAATTATTGTTTTTCTTGTTTGCGTTGCATCCAAGGATCATCACTCTCTAATGAATCCTTAATATCATCGGATACTTCTGAACCCTTTTTAACCGCTTCGACCTCGCCCTCTACCCCACTTTCAGGATCAGGTTCAGGTTCCATATCAGTGATTTCTTCAATAGATCCACCTTTCTGAACAGGTTCTTCATCAATTGGATATTCTTCTGAAGCATCTTTATCTTCTAAGACCTTTTTAGCAGATTCCTCTTCTTTCGCCTTTCTAACTTCCTCTTGAGCCGCCTTAACCTTTTCTCTCTTTTGTTCTTCATAAAAAATATCACGATTAATATTATTTTCTTGATATTTTTCCATCATATTATTTAATTGACTATTCTGGAAAATCTCACTTTCAACCTTATCAGCATTTGGATCCCAAGGTAACCAATAACCTACCTGACCAACAAATGTATGAAAAGCACTATCTCTTAATGATAACTTCTTGGCTCTATCTTCAGCTGCTTGTCTCGTATCATAAACACCTCTTACTTTTAGACCACGGATAGATGTCTGAAAATCATTCTGTTCATCAAAATCTCGCTGTAATTTATCTTCATACTTATATGTGAAATCCTGATATTTACTATAAACATCCTCAAACTTTAACTTTTGCTCTTTACAATATGACTGTAAAAACTTGACACATTTAAATGCTTCTTTATTCTGAATTAAAGTTTCAGGAGATAAAAAAGATAAACATACATAATTCTGACCCGGAATCACATCATCAACTTCTAGATAATCTGGTTTTTTATCTTGAACTTCTTTATCACTCATCTTTTTATATTTTAATGATAATTACTTTTTTTTAAATAATTTTAAACTTATACTTTTTTTAAAGAACGAGGTGATTTTTTACCTAAACTATAATCTTCAAAAATATAAGTATCACTTTTTGAAGATGCTTTATTGATTAATGTTGTAAACTGATAAGTTATTAAAGTAAATATACTACCATAAATATATGTTTGATAATTTTTCAGATGATAATTTTTCAGATGATAATTTTTCAGATGATAATTTTTCAGATGATAATTAGCATCTGTACAAGCATTGTATATTAAATCTGCTCTCATAAATGATAAACAATTATTACAACCATACCAATTACAAAATTGATAGGATCCAAATGATAATCCAGTTAAGAAACCTAATGTTAGTATTAGATTCATAAAATTTTTAAAACACACTCATTCAAGTTAATAA